TGCACTTGCGAGCGTTGTTTTCCAACATTTTCCCCTCTCTCGATTGCTACTGTGGGTGTAACTATCGCTGCAGTATCTGCAGGTATGTCCGTAGGACCAGGTTGTATAGGCCCTGCCAGTATCTCACCTTCAATAACTGCTGGGATCTTGTGATCCTTGTGTGTTATCAACAGTATTGGTAGTGACGATACATCACCTTCGAAAGCATCCAGCGCATTGCAGTGGTCCTGCAATTCGCCGGCAGTTACACCAATGTCTTGTGCGACGTATTCCCATGCTGCGGCACATTCTTCCTGTGGCCATGGTTCGGCCAAGCTCTCAGAATGTCGGACCCAGTATGGGAGGTCTTCACATTGGTCTAACTTATCGCGGTTCTTGAAAACAGCGATAAGATTGCGATGGTAGGCGCGACACCAATGGGATATGAATGGTGTTTTCCCATCAGTCACAAGGTACGCACCAGTTCTGATATAACCTATCTCGAAGATGTCGAGGGCTCTATCAGTAGTCGTGTGTAACTTGGTCAAGGATCGCCTTGGTGATTGTATCGAGGCAGGGGTGGTCCACGGGTCGAGAAAGACCCGGGAGAGAATCGCTATGGGCTCACCCCGATGTGCTACACGTTCTATTTTGTAGCAGAGCCCAAGATCCGCGGTGGTTTTCGAAACGCACGTTGGCGTGACCGTCCCCGGTCTCACGCCATCATCGCCGGCCACAAGTCCAATCCTGGACCAAGCCACATCGGGGCCTTCGCCGGCCGCGCGTTCCATACAGTATGATGCGAATGCATTTATCATCGAATTACCATCGGTTGTTAATGGTGATCCTGACGCCCGCGTATAAGCTGTTGTATAACGCTGGGTAGCATTTCTCGCCGCACAGTTGTGCTCAGCTTCGATCAACCGGCGAAGGTCAGCCGAATAAGCACGGGCACACCATCTGAGATAAACGGCCAGTTCGACGTAAACACGCAAGAACTGCGTGAGTGACCCGTCAAACCTATTGGCATCTGTCTCGATGAGGCTCTCGTGTTGCTGAGCAAGCCTTTGCATACGCTCGGCGATGGCAGCCGGCGTCAGGCAAGGTATGTACCACTCTGTAAATTTCAGGACGTCATCTTTGAACGCATACGTGAAGGTCGACAGAGATAACACATGGGGTGTAGGACATGTTGAAATATTCCGTGGGTTGTTCGCCACTTCATAGGCTTCCTTCTTCTGGAAAGCCATGATAAACATGTTCTGTACCTCTGTGTCAAACTCGTGCTTCTCCGTACGCGCCCTTTGAAGCGGTTTGTTTTGCTTCTCGGCGACTTCCTGAATGGTCCAGGGGACACCCTGATAAGCCAAGGAATCCGGAACGAGCAATCGTACGAATTCCTTGGCCCAGCGATAGTGTCGTTGACCAATGTTCAAAGTGGACTTTGCCTTTGCCTGTGGTTTGGTGATGCGACCGTCGAGACACGAGCGATCGTTGTTCTCGCTCATGGCAGGAAAGACTGCAGGCTGTGATACAGGGCACGGCGCGTATTCACGCGCGTACTCCTTAACCACAGCATACGGGTTATCCTCCCGCTTGGTATAGGCCTCAAAATGTGGGGCCAGTTTACCAGCTTGGTGTACCTCTGCGGGTCGCTTACCACCTGCCACTTGCAAATAGGCGTGCAGTACTATAGCTTCTGAATGGGATATCCCTTTGGCGCGTCTCACAGTGTCAGACAAATGGTTTGCTTTTGTCATGTTGTGACCAAGGACGGAGGTCTCAAATTCTGCCAATGGTAACGTTGCATGCCCGAGTTGTTTCGGCAAACCAACGCTGACCACGGGGCCGTCGCTCTTGATGTAATTCAACTTCAAGAACCCGGACCCGGGATCATAATAAACCATGCGTTTGAGTTCTTCGCCCATGGCCTCACTCACAATCCCTGGGCCCACACGAGCAAATGGTACTATGGATACAATTGCTCGATGTGGACTCAGGGAATGCTTATCAATGTGACAAACGACAGCACCAGGTACTGCCGTCAGGCCTAGGATATGACACAGATTTCCAATGAAGAACTGCCTGATTGTGTGGCAGAACTGTGGAACATAAACTGTGTCTTGGTTGTAATCCCAAATCTGGTGTTCTACGTCCTTACCACCGGTGACCCGGTAGTGTACGTAGTTGCGCTCGTCGATGGTGAAGAAACCGTTCTTGACGTTTCCCGCTACTGTCTCTGGATGAAATGTGTACAGTAGTATTGGACGGCCCAATGATATGAGCTGTGGCATGTTGACGTAGTAGTCGACATCAGTCATTACAATGATGGCTCGTTCTCCAATTTCGTCCCATTTGGGTGCTTGTTGAAGATCGGCCAAAGTGTAATAACTCCGTCGCGCTAACTCGCCTGCCTCGCGCTTAGATGGTGACCAGTGAAATGGTTCACAACCAACTGCCATTACAGCAGCTTGCATCATTTCCGTAGCAGCATTCCTTTCGGAAGCTGCCTCACCATGCGAATGGGACTTCGGCACACTACTGGGTATTATAGTAAGTGCTCCTTGAAGTCCCCTGCGCACTTCAGCGTCATTCAAGCGGGTCACATTGATTGAGACCCACTTGTCACGGATACGAGTCCGCAACGCTTCAAGTGGTTGGAAATGTAGATGTTCTCCTCTCTTCCCCGTCCAGCGGTACACTGCATAAGCGACCGCTGCCCCTCCTGCAACTGCCAGGATTAAACGACGTGAATAGAAATGAGACATGTCTAATTAGCGATTATGTAATCTAACATTAAAC